CGGAAAACAAGCCTCGAACCATCGATCAGACCCTGCGTTTTTTAACTACTAAGTGTAAGAAACATTTTGAAAATCAACGACAATTGATTAAGAAGGGTGAAGGTCTTGTTGCTTCTCGTAAATATTGTCCAGAGTGTAATTTAGCTCATAATCTATGTGAATGTGAGGCTATTAGAGAACTGGATTTTTGTTTAGCAGCAAGAGATATCGTGGGAGGTGTAGACAATGATGATTCGGAATTATTATCTGATGAGGAAGGTGAACAACAAGCATCTTTGGAAGAATCCTTCGATTTTATTAAGGATCAATTCGAATCCATGGGCGCGCGTGTTTCCAATTTTGTTGGAAAATTTCCGACCTGGTTATTTACTAATAGATTAGTTTCAGGGGCTTACATGCTTTGTAACGCTCGCAGATTTCTAACTTTTGAGAAAAAGGCCAGAAGAGGAGTTGGTTTTTCCATGTTGTCGACTTTGACAGCTTGTACCATGTTTGAGCAAACAAATTCACTCATGTGTGGAGGAATCGTTTTGGGTTCTCATGCATTGATGTATGGTGGATTGTTGGCTAAATGGAGAAATGATCGTATGAATGAATTGTTGTCTCGTAGAGACGCTACAATTGATGTGTTCAGATCTATCAGAGAAAGTAAAACTAAAGCATTTATTAGCATGTGTGCTATTGCTGGGGTTATTTACAAATTCACTGGTATTTTCCGTACTGCTGTTGCTCTACACCAATCTGCTCTTGTTCCTGATAATATAGAGGAGATTGAGAAGAGAGATGCTGAGGTAAATCCTTGGGCAACTGCTGTTGCAGCTGAACTTCACGTTACTGACAAATCTGCTACTATGACGTTTGATCAAATATTGAGCAAAGTGGAAGCCAATTTATGCCATGGAGTATTTGTTGAAAATGGATTCCAACAGAAATGTGATGTTCTAGCTCTTGGAGGCAATACATTCATGATGCCTTTGCATGTGTTCAAAAATCGTAAAGACATGAGAGCACTATTAACACGTAAAGATCCATCTGAATTAAATTCAACATTTAAGGCAATAGTCAGCACCAATTATATGATTCCTATCCCAGGAAAGGATTTGTGTTTAGTTAACATCGCTTCTGGTGGTGTATTTGCTGACATTCGCCACTTGTTTCCA